AACTGACTGAAGTACTGTTCTCTGCGTGCTTCGATCAGAGCTTTTTTCGCATAGTGGTCTAAGCGAATCTGATCACCCATGGAGGAAGCTACCACTCCTCCGCCCAGTACGTCACTGGGATCGTTGTACATTGTTGCCATATCTATTATTCCTTCGTGATTCTATGATCACATATATTTTGAGTCGCCCGCTGCCATGAATTCCTCGTCCGATAAGGCTAGAGGATTGTAGGTGGAATCCACCTTCTTCTTCTTGGCAGCAGAAGTTTTGGTTTGGCTTGCTGCTTTGCGCTTGTCCCGACGCTTCTGATCGTTCCCCTTGTTAGACTTAGCACCCAGATCAGATATCTTTTGTTGCCCATCCTCTTTATGGAAGATGTGGTCAAAGCCACCTGTTTTCTGTAGTGCCTGTCCGACAGTCTGGTACGCTTCAATGTCTGACATGCCCTGCAACCTGCCGAACATACGTTCGGACTCAACCGCAGTATTGATTACGTCATAAACACCGTTAGATACTTGGTCGTTTATGTGACGCAACAATTGCGGATCATTAGCTACAGCTTGTTTACTGACGGGATCCCAGTTATCCACGGTATCGATAGTCTTACTGAATGTTGGGGTGTTCTTGAGATCCTCAAGTACCTCATCCAGGTCTATCTCACGCGGATCAACACTGTGATCCTTCGCCTTATACTCTCCGGCATCATCTATATCCATCTCCAGCGGGTTGATCTCGTTGTCTTTCAACAACTTCGCAATTGCCGTGGGGTCGTTCTTGGATACATCGATGAGGAAACCAAGTTTCCCCTCGTCTGCCAGGTTATTTTTTTCCAGCATCTTTACGAGTGCCATGACAGGTTTCAGACCTGACATCTTCTTATTGTAATTGGCACCCTTCTGCATAAGTTGAATAGCGTCTTCGACGTTATCTACTTTGATCTGCTTACCGTTGGCTGTGAACGGTGCTAACACCTTCTCGTACTCAGCCTGGTAATCTACTGTGTCGTCTGATTCAGAAGTATCATCGTCAGCGTCACTGGTATCATCACCAGTGTCACTGTCAGAATCATCATCGTCGCCGTCAGTATAGGTTCGGGAATTTTCATCAGAACCTGCTTCATCGTCACTATCGGCGCCTTCATCGTCATCGTCATCTTGTTCTTCACTCGCGGGATCGTCATCATCGTGGTCGGTGTTATCGGCGCCTTCCTCGGCGTCTGACGACCCCGCGTCGGCTGGGTCCTCGTCGGGTAGTGAATCTAGTAATTGGTCGCCCTCTGCCAGAAAAGCCTCATCGGACATATCCAGGAACCCAGGGGAATTTTCTTCTGTACTACCCTTGTCTTCTTCCATTAGATACTACCCTCAGTACCTAACTCGCGGGCTTCATTAGCAATTACTTCCAGCTCTTGTTCGTCACTAGCAATAGCGCTTCGGGCTTGCTCACCGAATGCCTCGACTGTATTGAAATACATCCAAAGAGCACCAATACTATCAAGGCCCTTTACGACAGCAGCTTGTGAATCTACATCCCGCATAGATGGGGAGGCTTTCAATATGGCCAATCTTGCTGGCTCTTCTTTGAAGTAACCTTCTGTAATCAAGTCGATAAAGTCCCGATTGTTTCCCAGTCGCGCCAACGCTTCTGCGCGTTGCATAGTCTTTTTTGCACTCTCGATACTAAGTTCAATCGATTGCGTTTGTTCTTCTAGCTCAGCTGCATTGCTCATTTCTCGTACTCCACCAGTGCTTATGTAGTTAATGGGTTGACGAAGCGACTATATTCAGTAGAAAAAATGTTTTCTTATCTTTTTTACCTTTACACCACATTTTTATATTTTCTCAGCTCTGCACCGGCTTGTTTTTTATCTTCCAGTTGTAGATTCAGGTTGCCTTGTACTCCCACCTTCTCTATCTCACGTTCCTGTGTGACACCGGATTCCTGCTCCACAAAGTCCAGGTCTGACTTGTCAGCTTGGCTACCCAGCACACGTGCCTTGGCAATTGCTTCTTCTGCCTTAGCCATATCCAGGCCAGCAGATGCATAGTTGCCCTTTATCTTGGATTCCATCTCTGCCATCTCCAACTGCTTTAACTGCATCTCCATCTGCGCCATCTGTTGCTGCATAGGATCAGGCTGAGGCTCAAAGTTCTCTATCTTGTGTGCGAGGTCAGGCATCTTCTGTAAGCGGGCGATCTTGCCCATGATCATCTTGGAGGCACCGAAGTCCATCTTTGGTCCCATGGTTTGCAGGGTGAAAGACAGCTTCTCTATCTTGGCAGCATCTTCTTCAGCTGTAGTCACTGTCACACGCAAGTCGTGATTGCCAGCCAGGTCATCCCTACGGATAGGAGAGAATTCTGTATTGGTAATGCGAACTACTTCCTCTTCGTCGAGGAACTCTGCGTTCATGGCTATGATCTTGCGTCCGATCTTCTCCATACCTTTGGCCAGGCGCCGGAGTATTCCGGTCTCCCGCTTGGAGGCTGCGTCCATAGCACCCCGTATACCTGCCACTACTTCACCGAGTTGATTACCGTTGACCCCTTCGTTGTAGGTCTTAACACCGGTGTACGACTCTGCTTCCTGGTACTGCAGGTTAAGCATGTAGGGGGCAGACTGTGGGATCTCGCTGAAAGTATGCATATGGAATGCACTACGTGGATCGATGTGGGGGTTGTACTGGTAGTCTTGCCCTGTTTCATACTTACGGCGGTTGGTTGCATCGAGGGCGTCCTTACGAACACCCGTCTGCGCATTAGCAGATTTACCCAGTATATCGATCATGCCCCGGGTCACGGCGCCAGCTACCTTCTGGTTGTCTGTCAGCAGTTCACCATCCGGCTCACCATAGACAGATGCCTCTACAGGCATAAAAGATACAAAGGTGAACGGCAGTTGCTTATCAGGGAAAGGATTTTCTTCCAGGCGGATCACAGTGTCTCCCACCCAGGTCATCACAAAAGGCTTGGCAATGCCGCTACCATCGTAATCCCAGAATCCCCAGTACTCATGTGCGACAAACTTTTTGCGGGGGTCATCCTTGAAAGTGAAAGTGTCTTCTTCACTATCTGATTCGTAGTCTGGTGAGGATAGCGGTGTAGGTGCTACTGATAGATTCAGCTCGTCCAAGCCAAAATATCTATCACCTTCTTCGCGTAGAGTGGATAAAGATGTTTCGAAACTATGTATGATAAATTTCGCTTTATCGACATTTCCCTCACAGGAAGGGTCAATAGTAATATTCCGGTGGTCACAGATAACCAACTCAGGCTGGTTTTTCAGTGTCTTGACCACTTCGACTTCCTCGGCCCCATTAATAAAGGGTTCCAGCGGAATGCCTACTTCCATTGTTTGGTCGTGTGCAGCTTGCAGAGGCTCCGGGACTTCGAACCGGTAGCCGGTTGGATTTGTCGCCTTCATCTGCGCTAGTTCCTCGTGCAGGGGGCCTAGTTGGGGATTGGGGCGGAAGCCATAAATAGGCTGTACTTCAGTGACAGTTTCTTCTTTGTTGACCCAGCCGGTGCGGACAATGACCGTACCTTTGTCCACTGCAGCACGTACGTAGCCATCGATGAACGCCACCTTGTCTAGCTTGGTGTTCATCTGGTTGTTCAGTAGGAGTCCATTTTGCTTGGCTGACTTAGCGTCTTCCCAGGTCAGTGGCTTGACATCAAACATGTCTTCCGCACTGAGGAAAGGCTCCGACAAGGAGCTGTAACGCCACTCCGCCTGCTTGCGGATAAGTTTTGGTTGCGCTTCGGAGCGGCCTTTCACCTTCTTGGGTTTAGCTGCGCCCTCAACATTGAGGTTGTCCAGCCATACCTGGATCTTCGCTACCTGGGTATCGTGATCAGCCTTTGCGCCATCAAAGTCAGTCTTGAGGTCGGTTAACGATGGTGGCTTTGTCCACCCCTCCGGTACAGGGTGCTTGTCTTCACCAACTTCAACGGCTTGATTGTCTTCCATTCTCTGTACCTACAGGTAATTGATACCCGCAATGGTACGAGAGGGATTTTAGGAAAGCTGGGATTTTATCAAGGCATACCACTTCGATAGAAGTGAGTGGTGCTATTTGCAGTCTCAATGTCCAAGCCAAGTGTCTTTAATTTCTCCACTTCCATCATGTACTTTTGGAAATAGTTGTTGCCCGCATGGAATTCCTGCTTGATGCCTACGCCGTTGTGCACACGAGAAGCCACAAACAATACCAATGCCCAGAGATGCGTGGATGGCAGGTATATTTCTGTGATGAGTGGCGCAGCATTGGCAAGGTAGTCTGAAATCTGTGGGTGATTGGCGCGGTAAATCACCGTCATGTCTCCAGTCTCGGCCAACCAGGGTGCCTTTTCCTCATCATCCGGTACGGTGAACATGTTATGCCCTGTGCGCCGGATAGACGCCGCATCTGTTGAATCATCCAGGGGTATATCGTACTCCTCTGTGAGATATGTCCCTTTGACATTCTCGATTGCCAACACCTCTTTACCTGTCGGCGCAACCAGGTAGGACACTTTACCGTCCTCCAGTGTGACGAGTTCTCGATCCTCACGTAGGAACATCTGCGTATGCAGATCAGTAAGGCCAGCCTGTACAGAAGGGAGTAACATAGCAAAGTCTGCTGCAGCGATACCTACATCAGTATTACTGCGCTTCGCTATGAATAGATTACGCAACTCACCATGGGCCAGTTGATCGTATATATCTTGTAATTTCATTATCTCACCTTAAACAATATAGGATTCGAGGGGGCTGGAGGCGTTATCCACTTCGTCCAGCTCCCACATGCCGTCATCTCGCTGTTCCACGGTCCCTATTTCTGAGGGGTACCACGCGTTCAACTCGGGTAGTTGGGATATTGTATCAATGGAGTCATCCTTTTTGCTTCGAAATCCTCCTTGCGACGCTAACTCCAATTCATCAACCATTTCCACCAAGGCTGGATCGAGCTTTTTCTCATCGGGGAAGTACATCTTTCCTTGCTTGAACCAGGGGACTACAATATTGAAGCGCTCCAGCTTATTGGTGGTGTTGCTTGGGCGTAATCCTGGTTTATCGTTGTTATTCCCGGAGGCCAGATGAAAGTAAATGTTCCGTGTCATCATCTGTTCCTGGATCCAGGGAATAAATCCACCTTGCTGCCCTGAGACCTCGATACCCACCGACAGGGGGTTATGCTTCTGCGCGAGTCGGAACAGGTCATTGATATTTTTATCCATAGTTTGGCGCTGACAGATACCATCTACCCAAAACCAATCGCCAGCATTATTGACCGCCCAGACACTGATCACAGAGTAATCAGCGGCCTGCCGCTCACTCGTTGCGAAGTCAGTGGTGATGTAGAAATTGAAGCGTCCACGATAATCCAGCACATTCTTGATTTTGTACCAGCGCATATCCTGATCTTCGATAAGTCGATCGTCATCGGACATAATCCGCAGCATTAATTCCTGGTCAAAGCCTGAGATCTTGCCCTTCTTCTTTGCTTTCACATAAGAGCGCAGTACTTCCTTGTATCCGAAGCGGTCTGCCCAAGCGCCTTGAAATTCTGTCTCCGAGCAGGGGAATCTTTCACAGACGGGGAATACATTGACCTTATACGCCCCGGACTCTACTGCTTTGTAGAGAGGATCTTTAGCGTTAAAGGGTGTGCCTGACCAGATAACCATACGCCGCTGCGGGTGCAGCGCGTGCTCGATAGCTTTGTCTACCGTGTCTTCAACAGACGCAATAATAGTTGGGGAGCGGGCGTCCTCATCGGAGATCAGGTCATCGAGGACTGCCAGTTGTGGCCGGACGGCTAGTTCTTTTGCTCCCCGGACCCCGGTCTTGGCGCCGTAGCCCTTAACAAGAAACTTGTTGCCTTCTATGTTGGTGAATTCGTAGCGAATGTCGGTAAAGCGAGTCGTAGGTACGTACTTCTGTAAGAACTCCGACTCTTCCCAGCGGAACTCCAGGTTCTTACGCATGTTCTTGAC